TGTACCCATTAGGCCACCTCACTTACGAAGACAATTTCAGAGTATATAGGAGAAGCCATTCACTAAATGGTCCCCTGAGCAAATACTATACAGTTTCCTGCATCTAATGTATCCGTTCCAGTTCCTAATTTAATTCTAACACAGATTTGTTTTAATCCAGTAGTAGATATTGTCTTAATAGTTCCTGATGTTGCTGCTGTTGTAATATTATCGCCTATTTGCGCCCAATGGCTTCCTGCGGCTGCTGCCGTTGCAGGAGCGTCTGGAGTCCCAAACAAAGTTCCAAACACTTGTGTAGTATAATCTGCACTGTGTGTGTTTCTTATTTGTAATGCAATCCTGTCAAATATTGAAACATCAACAGGGTCTATTACAATAGCATAAGTAGTAGTCAAAGACTCGGCTGCATTGTTTAATACATTTAGAGTTAGTTTGCCACCAGTTATGCGTTTTGATTGTACTTTGTTGTCTGTATCGCCTAATACACTTGAGTTTGCCATTAGTCAGCCTTCCCTTTCTTGGACTTAAGTCCTTTCTTAGGTTTAGCTTTAGACTTTACTTCTTTTTTGGGTTTGGCTCTAGTAGCTTTGCTGCTAGATTTAGGCTTCCTGACGTTAGTCTTAAGCCCTGCACCAACCTTGTGTTTAACGACGTCTTCAACTTCTTCGAAGTCTCCACGAGTTTGTAATCTTTCAATAAACTCGGCATCCTCGACTTCAATGACTTGTCCTTTGCCAACAAATAACCTGCCCCCGTGGCGCCTACCAACAGTAGTGCCAACGGGGTTGAGATTCCTAAATTTTGCCATTTAAGATACCTCATCTATGATAGATTCAAGTCAGTTATTTGTCCACTTGTGTTAAATCTTTTTATGATTAATTCACCAGCAGTGATAAAAGCAAATTGCTTTTTCAATGCGTTGGTTGTAACTAAGTTTTCACTTGCAATGTAAGTTGTTGGTGCTGCAATTCTGAGTGCCATTGCAGTTTTATCTAACAAGTAAATCTTAGATGCTGAATCTTTTGTAACGTGTTGTGATACGAAAATTGGTATTCCGTCATAGTAACCTACACGAGTGTCAAAGTTCAATCCTGCTTCACCAGCTACTCCATTAACTGAAGCTGCGCCTTGCGCTCTGATGTCAAATTGTCCTAGACTGCTTGACAAAGTTGTTAGTTTGCTTTTTATGTTATATAATTGGTCGTGACCAGTTAAGAAAAACAAATCTTGATAATTTGCACCATTTTCTAAAGATGCTTTAATCAAATCATCTAAGTCTGAAATTACAAGAGGTGCTGGAGTTCCTGCTGAACTGTGTTGAATCATAGCTGCTGGTTGCATCCATTCGGTGTAACCTGCTGCACTTCTGTCTACTCCATATATATCTTCAATGTTTGCAGTATAATCACCGTCTGCTGTTACTCCTGCTGTAGAAGTAGTCATTCGGTCAAGCGACTCAAAATTGTTGTTAGATGCGTTTTGTGCAATAGTTGCTGCATCTCCGTCGTGACATGAAGCTAGTAACTGTTTATCTAGGAAGAAAGCGTGTGCTTCTCCGTTTTCTTTTCTTAAGAAAGCGGCTAGGCCTTTGATTCCGTCATCTGCGTCAGCTAGTAACTCTGCTCTGGTTGTTGTGTCCCAGCGAGTAGATACTTCTTTGATGGTTGCACTCATTTCTTTGAGTTCTGGTTGGTCTGCTGTACCTAGTGATTGACCTTCTGCAATACCAATGGTGTTTGCATGTCTTTGATACATAACTCTCCATCCAGATTGTGTCCATCCTTCTTTATCTAAAAGTTTGAATACTTCTGACCTTGTATTTAGTTGATTGAAAACAGATGCTCCGAACATTACATTAAAGTAATCTGCGTCGCCTGTTGTTAATTCAGTTGCGCTCTTTTTTATGCCATATCTTTTTGAGATACCTAGTGTCCCGCCGTAATAAGCGTTAACATAGTCCTCGAAACTTATTCCGTTGCTCATATTTTTGTTTCCTCTCCTTTCATGTATGCAACTTCATCCAATGATTTGGAGAAGTTAAACCAATCAGTTTTTTCATTAACTGCGGGAGTGTCAAGTTTTGGTGCAGGTGTTTTTCTGCGACCAGAATATACGTTAATTCCGTATTTCTTTAGTGTTTTTAGGGATTTATGAAGGTCTTCAGCTTTTCGGGCAACAGATTTCTCTTCGTCTTCTGCTTCCTCTTCTTCTTCCTCTTCTTCTTCTTCAGCTTTCTCTTCTTCTTCTTCTTCTGGTGCTTCCTCTTCTTCTTCCTCTTCTTCTTCGGCTTTTTCTTCGTCTTCCATCATCTTTTCATCGCCTGCAGCCATTTCTTCTAAGTAAGCCATGACCTCTTTGAGTTTTCCTAGAGTTTGCTCCATATCCTTGTAAAGCTCTTCGTGCTTATCAAGTTCTGCTATCGGTTCATCGAGAGCTTCACTTTTTTCTGCTTCTACGACTTCTTCGTCAGCAGGCGCAGCGTGTGAATCTCCACAAGTACATTTGCCCATATGTGTGCATTATTCGGGACTATCTATATAAACAAGAAAAAATACTCGGGTTATTGCTTGTTAGGGTCAAAGTTTGCTCTACCGACAGCATCTCTGAGTTTGGTTCCACTTGTCATACCTCCAGACCCATCTGGCTTTTTGTAAGGTTTACTAAATTTACCTGGATTTCTCCATAACTCTGCACACCATGCAGCTTCATTTCTAATTATTGCACGTGCGCCTGTAAATTTATCGCCAGTAAATCCACTTAATTTTCTTGCAGATAATTTACAGTTTGCCATCCAACCTCCTGGTGGTTGTTTTGCACCACCTTCAGGTTTATCATCATCTGGTTTCTTTTGTATAAATGTACCAAACTTAATCATACGCATTATATTATCTAAATAATCGTTAGATTTCTGTAAGCGTTCTGTCTTTATTGTACAAGGACAGTTTGCTTTGCCTACTATATCAGATACATTCTTAGAACTCCACATCTTACAAGACCAATATCTTGCTTTATGTTTAGGACCTGGATTATCGCAGTTATGTCTTGCCCTAAATTGTCTGCGTTTATCTGGGTCATCACGCTTTATGTCCATGTTAGGGTCTCCGAACTTAACTTGCACCGTGTTACCTTTCTCGTTTTTAACGTAAACTCCAAACTTCTTCTTATCTCCAGATAGTCTGCGTGGTTTGTTTAACTCTACTTTACGACCTTGATACTCTGCTTTCTCAGCCTTTGCTTTGTCTTCTAAACTCTTACTCCAACTGTGACCAGAATCTCCACCCATCATCTTCCACATAATGTAGCCTTTACTAGGTCTTTTCTTATTATTGAAGTTCTTACCCTGTGGGTCTACTGTCTCATGTCTTCTATAATACTTGTGAATCTTCATTGCCATCGCATAACTTACATATCGTTTGTTAATTAAGTGTGCGTTAATTGACTTTGTAACATCTCCGCCGCCATACCCATATTCTTTACGAAGCTCTCTACCATATTCTGCTTCTTTCTTTACGCCTTTAGGTATCTTGTACTTTTCTATCTTTGTAAGAATACTATCAAGCATGTCTGATTTGCCGAATCTTCTGGCCTGTATAGCCCTTTCCTGCCTTATAGCTCCTGCTTTGCTATCATGGCAGCCTAGAAGTCTTCGGTTCTTTTTAGCGTATAAACAGTATTTGCCTTTCTTACGCTCTATTATCTTTTCAACCATGCCTTCTACTTCATCTAATGTGACCTGTACACTCTTAGATTTAGCCATTGCAACTTCCGTGACTTTAGCCTCTGGGTTAGCTGGATTATCGCCAACCCAAGATATGCTCCAAAGAGAAAGTTCGTTGATACGATTGTGGCAGTCGTCTTCATTGTAACATACTTTCTCTTGGTCTGTGGCTTCACCACGGATACTACTGGCCCCTGTTGGACCGTAATCTTTAATCTCTTTCCACACTTTATCGTGCATTCCAATTTTACTGTGTATTCCTACTCTAATCTTAACTTTACCGTTTTTAACTTTGTAAGCCAGGGGAAGGCCAATAGGCATTTCCTCATGACGGTATGAATATACGCCATAGCGCATGTAAAAATCCATGGCCTCTTTGATAGTTTCTGTAGGTATCATGTCGTTCTGTTTATCGACGACAGGAGCGGAGATATAGGTCTCCATTACTCTGTCATTATACCACTCTGGTCGGTAGACTTTCCAACCAGTGTTACTTTCGTCTGCCACAAATAATGCACACATGTAGCAATATAAAAAGAAAAATATTTACTCGGGTTGTCAAATAACGCACACAATATACGACAAATGTGTGTGTTATCTGGTTATTTTTTGTTAACGCCAATTTGTTGTCTTGCTATTTGAGACAACCTTGCAGCTAAGTGTTCAGCCATAAGCTCAGGAACTTTATGTTTATGTTTATGATATGCCCTTCCCAAAAACCTACGAGGCTGCGTTCCAAATGTCCATATTTTTGAAGCTACTTCTTCTTCATCTCTACCTTTACGACCTGCCCAGTCAGCTAATGCACCGTCAGGCGGCCTGTATTTTGGCCTACCTATAGCTGGCCCTGTTCCGTATTCCATATGTGCTGCATAACTTACATTATTGCCTACTACCTTACGCATAGGCTCATCATCCACTCCTCTAAAACCCATGTTAAGTCTGCCTGTATCTAATGCACCTCCGTCTTTACCACGCCCTGACTTGTTGTATCTATCGGCCACATTGCGCATTGCATCAGTTTGTATCATGTTAGCAGTATCTGACATTGCTTTGTCTAAAGCATCATATGACTCACCTGGCAGTTTTCTAAAAAACTCATCAAGCAATTCTTCATTTTTAATTCTAATTGGATTGGTCATTTATAACCTAATACAGTCTCAATGTCGTCATCGCCGTATTTCTTTTTCCATTTTTTATCAATATACTTCTGTGCTTTTTCATAGTAATCTACACGGTTTTTTCTTTGTGCTGCAAGTATAGTTTGCCTATCTGCATTCTTCCATGCTCTTTCTGTTTCACACTCTCCACATAATCCGTTAGCCGCTATATGGACTGTCATTGCTCCTCTTAAACATTTCTTACACTGTCTGCTCATTTTTCTCCTTACCGTTTCCGTGATGACCGTATTTTGCATTACATATATGTATTTTAATATGGTCTGGCATTCTACTCATACTATCCTCACTAGTTGTGTTCTTTGATTAGGATGTAATAAAGAATGCCCTCTTAAATTCATCCTATACCTTGCCCCTACTTCTTGTTGTAACATAATTAAATCATTCAAATACAAACCTTGCTCAGGCATACGTCTTGCTAATTCTTTGTGTGCAGGACATACTCTACTATCTTTTCCAACTATTAAACTATACTTAAATTGTTGACCCATACGTTGTTCAGCTATTTTATATCCTCTTAACCTACCTTCATTAGCTATTTGACTTATTTCAGTTCTTGCTATCCTTGTAAGTTTGTATGTTTCGCCAATGCCGACTTGACGCATATTTTGTACAATCACAGGAATGCTGCTGCCTTGCGTTACGCCTGCCATTATTGTTGCATTTAGTTTTTCTACAAGTCTGTTTTGAAATTGATTGTAAGCATTGTATAAAGCCCCTTCATTCTTTAACAATCTAAGTACTTCTAAATCTTCTGGACTCATATCTGGAGCTTTAGCCGCAGTCTTTTTTATTCCTCTTATTTCACCATAAGCTGAACTATATCCATTCCTAAATGCAAAGTCCATGTCATCTATAATTGCATCACGCATACGTTTTGCTAACATTATTGCAATATCATCAACTTGTGTGCGTAATTTGTCGTAAGTTCTTATTTTTTCTAACTGTTTAAGTTCTTGTATAAGGATTCCTCTGAGTTCTCGTGCTGCTGATTCCATATATCCAGATGTTCTTTTAGCTCCTCGGCCTCCAGCGACTCCTGAGAACTGCTTCGAAAATCCTGACGCACCACCTCTGACTGTTTAGGAAGTACTAAGTTACCGTCACCATCCAAATCCATCTCTACTCCTACGTTCTGCATTTGGGTCAATATCTGAGCTTTTAAGTTCATGTTGTTCAAATATTTCGTTTCATCCTTTTCGTTTATGTCGTTAAACCTAATCTTCCATGTGTCTATTTCCATAAGTTTCAACAATGGTTTTAGGAAACCCATCTCTACACATTGCTGTGTTTCTCGAATAGTCCTGTCAAATATTGTAATCTGTTCACCTTCTGAATTAAGTCCACCTACTCCAGCCATCTGACCGACAACTAAAGGCATGACTCCATACGAACCGTTTATGTCGTTGTTAATCCTGTCCATGTAAGGAAGCATCATCAACTCATCCATGTTAGGCATAACAGGCACAAACTTTGCTGTAGTGCTTGCATCCCTGCTACTTAAAATAGGAATAAAGTTTGGATTACGTCTTGTTTCTTCTGCAATGTATTCTCCTAATCTATTCAACGATTCTTCGTCATGGCCAGGTACATCTAAGAAACCTTTAGGTGGCCTTTCCAGTCTATAGATTTTGTTTTGGAATGACTCTATGGCCAATGCTGTTTCGATTTTTTTGGAAAGACCTATAATTGGCGACTGCCCATACAACCGAGCATTCGAACTGTATTTGTTAAAATGTATAATCTCATCACGTGCAAACGGTATCTTACCATCCTCACTTTCGTAATAGTAAGCCATGTACTCTAACTCTACACCTGTTTGTGGATTTACTGTGCCTTCCATGAACTCTCGAGTCACTGGGTCAAACTTGTCTTCTTCTACAAATCTACCGTACTCATCTACATGAAATCGCATGTGCTTTGCATCTTCTACCCAAAGCTCTTTGACAACTTTGTTACTTACTTTGCCCTCACCGTCTGCAACTCTGTCGTAAACAACACTTACCCAGCAATCATCAAACACTTCTAACTGCCTTATCATTGCCTTGAAAAATTCTGAACCTGTCATATCGCTACTGCCATTAGTAGGATTACGTAACAACTTTTCAACCATCTTTCTTTGTTCTGGGTCTCCTTCTTTACCAAGAGCGTGGTACTCCCACCCTTTGGCGACTGATTGAGAAGCTATTCGTGTAATAACTGTCCGAAGATGAGAATACCTGTCAGCTAATTGTTCTAAGTAAAATT